TGATTTAGACTTTTTAGACTTACGTTTAACTGATTTAGACTTTTTAGACTTACGTTTAACTGATTTAGACTTTTTAGACTTACGTTTAACTGATTTAGACTTTTTAGACTTACGTTTAACTGATTTACGTTTAACTGATTTAGACTTTTTAGATTTACGTTTAACTGATTTACGTTTAACAGATTTAGACTTACGTTTAACTGATTTAGACTTGCGTTTGGTTTCCCTTGGACTTTTAAAATATGATAAATTAGAAAGATGTTTAGGGGATTTAGGTAAACTTGGTATTTCATCAAAGGAAATATCGTGTATATTTTCGTTAACTAATTTATTTAGTTCATCTGAAGTAGGTATACTTGGTATATCAGATATAGAAAATGTTGGCGAAGGTAATTTTGGCATTATATAATAACAATATAAATTAAAAAAGTTGAATTTTTATTATTAATAATTATTGTTATATAATGCAAGTGTTAACTGGGTTAGATAAATTAATACCAAATCATCCAAAAAGGAAACGTGTATATGATAAATTTAACAATCTTTTAGATAAAAATATAAATAAAAATGAAATGGGGGCGCCCCATTATTCAGAAGATAATATTAAGAAAATGGCTTTAAATATAGAAAGAGGTATATTTAATCATTCTCTTATTATATATTGTAGGAAAACATTATCTGAATGTTGGAATGAAATATTTAGTCAGATTTATATAAATAGAGCCGTGCTTGTATATGATAATTTAAATCCAAATGGGAATATTAAAAATACAACTTTATTATCTAGATTTTTATCTAAAGAATTTAATGAATTTGAATTATGTGCACTTAAACCTGATAAAATATTTCCAGAACGTTGGAAACAGCTTCTTGAAGAACATTGTTCAGATATGTTTAAACCACCTCCAAAACCTATGGAACGTCCAGATGGTCTATTTAAATGTGGAAAATGTAAAAGTTATAAAACAGAATACAATGAAAGACAAACAAGATCAGCTGATGAACCAACTACAAAGTTTTGTTATTGTCACAATTGTGATCACAGATGGAGATTTTGTTAAATGTACAATAATAAAAATTAAAAAATATATAAAAAAATTGATTTAAAAGAATATTACAATAATAATTATTATAAAATGGCAAGTGTAGGGAATTCTGAAAGTTTTACAAGAGTACAACATAAAAAAAAGACAGTTAGTTCTAACTCTAAATATGATCAAGATATCCGTAATCTTCAAAGGCGAATCCATAGTCCTAAAGTCGATTTGATTGAAAGAGAATATTATTATTTGGTTAGAATAGAACTACCAGGTGTTGATAAAAAAACTATTAAAATTAATATTAAAGATAGTCAAATTATTTTTATTTCCGGAACTAAAACAATCAGTGATATTATTGAGACTGATAAGATTATTTATAAAGAATCAAAGTTTGACGATTTTACTAGACGAGTAAAATTACCAGGACAAATTTTACGTTTTAATAATGTTTTAGATTTTTCAAATGGTGTTTTAAATCTAACTTTTGATAAAAAAGAACCTACTGTTCAACAAAACGATCTTCCACAAACATCAGATGATCTTCCACAAAATGATCTTCAACAAAATGATCTTCAACAAAATGATCTTCAACAAAATGATATTCAACAATTGTCAAACGATGTTAAGCAATTTAATTTTAAAGATGTAGATAAGAATACTACTTGGGAAAATGTAGATAAGAATATTAATTGGGCAGATATGTAAAATTTTAACATTTAATTATAGAATTTATTAATTATAGAATTTATTAATTTTATAATTAAATATTTAATTGTACCTGAGTTCTGTATCTTTTAATATGATATATTTGATATCTAAATTTTCATTGTTAATCACATCATAATATTCGTCAAACGTCTGTATATTACATATTTTTTTTATATAATTTTTATAAAATTTTTTTTGAATAAGTTTTAATTTATTTGGTTTATGAATCATTAAACGATTATTTCCTAGTAGATTGTAAGAATCCAGGGATGTTTTGTCATCATCGTTTGATATAATTATTATTTGAATATTTTTATCAAGTAATGTTTTCAATACATCATTTTTATCCTTTAAGATTTCATTATCTATAATATATATTGTTCTATGTGAATTGGAATCTAATTCATTAATTTTTTTCTTGGTCAATGTTTGTTTTACATCAAAATTTGTAAAATATAAATATGGATTATCCAATAACATTTGTTTATATAATTTTTTATTTTCAATTGACGCAATTATATGAATGTCATTATCATAAATAGACGTAACATCTTTCATCATACTTAATTTGTAAAGAAAGTCACCTAAAAATGATATATTATCATTAATATTGTCATTAATAATCATTATATTTTTCTTATAAAATTCACTAGGTTTTAATATATATTTTTTTAAACCTTCCTTTTCCTCCATTTCCTTTTCCCCCATTTCCTTTTCTATAATTTCCCTTTCTAGAATTTCCTTTTCTAGAATTTCCTTTTCTAGAATTTCCTTTTCTAGAATTTCCTTTTCTAGAATTTCCTTTTCTAGAATTTCCTTTTCTATAATTTCCTTTTCTTTGTTACTTTGTAAAGAACTTAAATCACTATATATAGATTCTTTTTTAGATTCTTTTTTAGATTCTTTTTTAGATTCTTTTTTAGATTCTTTTTTAGATTCTTTTTTAGATTCTTTTTTAGATTCTTTTTTAGATTCTTTTTTAGATTCTTTTTTAGATTCTTTTTTAGAAAAAATACTTTCTGTAGTATCTGAACCGGTATCTGAAGTTGTATCTGAAGTTGTATCTGAACCGGTATCTGAACTGGTATCGGAACTGGTATCGGAACTTGAATTAGGTTCTTGTTCAGGTTGGGTAGTTATATTTGAATTTTCCTTTTTATTATTTTTTTTCGAATTTACAAAGAATGTAGTTAATATATCTGTTATTTTATCCATTATATAAAATAACAATATAAAAACGCGGTTTTTTAAACGACATGTTTATTTATTTTTCAAATATAAATTATTTATAGAATTTGATACAATTATATTATTATCATTATTATTATTATTATTATTATTATTATTATTATTATCATTATCATCTTCGCATTTTGCCAGTACTAAAATATTAGATTCTTTATTATAACTTATACATTTTGAATACAATCCAGAATATAATTTACCATCATTAAAAAATGGATAATAGTCAAATTTTTGTTTTTGAGAATTTTTAATACAATCGTTTAATACAATATCATTTTCATTAAAAGCATCTATGCATTTTGTGGTTGTACCAACTTGAACATTTAGTTGTTTATAATTAGGATCGTAAGAAAATATAGAATTGCATTTTTTTGTATTTTTAACTTGTAAAAATGAAAGGTCGCCTTTTGTAGTATCAGCTATTCCAATACAATCTCCATTTTTTGCTATAAGATCTCCCTTATCAAATTTTCCCAATACGTTTCTTTCAAGTAAAGAATTTCTAACCTCACGCTTTGATAAATTATCTTTTAATTGTGTTTTTTCAGTTTGTAAATTAAATATGTCTGTTTTCAAATTTGAAATTTGCAATTTAATAGGTGTTGTATCTTGTTCGTATTTTACTTGTAAATTAGATAAACTTTGTTTACAAAAAATTTGTTCAGATATAAAAAATATTGTTGTTATGGATAAAATAATTATAATTAAAATTGATAATATTGTTGTAGTATCTATATCCATTTAAACTTATAATATTCTTTTAAAAAAAGTTTACGAATATTAATTAAAAATGTTTAAAAATATATATGAATTCAAAAGATTAAACGATTACTTATTTTAGTAGATTCTTGTGAAATTTTTAGTAATTTAGATAAACATTGTCCTAAAACATTATGGGCAAACAGAGACATTTTATTTACTATAAAAAAATAAAATTTCATAAATTCATTAATTGGTGTTTTAATTGTCGGTATTGTTCCAAATAGATTTCCAGTAGCCAGTTAATATATTTGAAGTATTTGGATAATACATTTCGAATATTTTCTTATAATGCATTTCTTCTTTTGTACTTGGTATAATATTGTTTGTATTTGGTATAATATTGTTTGTACTTGGAGTTTGCAAATAATTAAATAAATCAAGATCGCTATATTTCTCATTGTAAAAATTTGTTAATTGTTGTTTTAAATCTTGCAAGCTATATCTAATATCTTGTCTATGATTCCATAATATATTTTTATCAATGATAATATCATTTGCTGTATCAAAAGATTTTCTAACAATATATTTTTCAACAGGTTTTTCGGAATAACCTGATATTTGTGGTCGTTTTAATGATGGATGTATAGATAATATATATTCTATAAAACAAGTATCTAAAAACGGATATCTTATTTCTAAACCGTACGAACCTGCTATTTTGTCATTTCTTAAAAGATCAAATTTACTAAGATTTTGTAAAAGTTGTATACTTTTTTCTTGAAATTGGGTATCGTTTAATGTAAATAATTGATAATGTCCGCATAATTCATCTAATCCTTCTCCGCTTAATAATACTTTAACATCAGTGTATGACTTGATATATTTTAATAAAAAAGACATTGGTATAGATTTTTGAATATTAATACGATCAAATGTTTCTAATTCGATAATTATATTGTTTATTTCGTCTGTTATAAGATTAAAATCATTGATATTGATAATATGATGTTTAATATCTATATTATATGTCAGTTCTAAAAGTTCTACGTGTTGTTTTGCATTAATAACATCTGTATTAGTATCTGTTCCGATTGTAAATACGTGTAATGGCTCAGAATAATTGTATTTTTCAACTAAATATTTAACTAAAATACTTGCTATTATACAACTATCAAAACCTCCTGATAGTAATAAACCAATTTTATTACTATGTTCGCATAATTCATATCTATCAATTATACTCGTTGTCAAGATTTTTTGAATATTATTATATAATTTCGAAATAGTTTCCGGATCAGCTTTGTTTATTGTACAAGCACTCAAATCTTTATATTTATCAAAATTGTAATATGTTATAAATTCTTGTTCGTTTTTATCCGTAATAGAATTTTTATATGACCAATATGTTCCAGGTGGTATTTCAGTAATCGTATATTCCGGATCATTTAATAAATTTAAAGGTATACCTTTAATTTCACTTACAAACATGTAAAAAATATCATTTGGATTACTGTTTATACTTTTAGGTAGGTATTTTACCATATATAATGGTTTTGTACCCAAAATGTCCCTAACTGCAAAAATATTGATTTCTTTTAAATTAAAACTTGTTACATTTTCTGTAAGTATAAAACTAAAATCTCCATTTAAATTTTTTAAACATCTTTCTAATCCTAATCTTGAATCACCTAATTCTTCTACATTTTTTATGTATAATGGCAAAATAACTTCAATATCACTATTAGATTGCAAATCTCTATCGTTAAATTTGTTGTTTTCAACTAATTCTTTATAATTATAAATTTCACCATTGCATAATAATTTTCTTTTTGGTCTATTTCTTATTTCTGGATATTTTAATGATTTATGAAGAATAGGGTTTTCAAATGGCTGTGAACCATCTAAAGAAATATCATTTATACTTAATCTGTGATATCCATATTGAAATGTAAATGGACAATATTCTGAAATTTCTCTTTTGCTTAAATAATTAGATATTTGAGATATATTGAAATTTGTAATAATAGGACTAGATTCTGTAATAACTTGTGTATCATCTTCTCCTCTATGTTTCATTTTTATAAAAGATTTTGAAAAATCTATATTGATTGGTGGTTTTGTCATATTATATATTAAAAAAGATACTGCACCCATTATATACAAGTATACTGGGATTTTTTTTCATAAAAACAAACTCGATTATCGATTATCAATGTCATTTACTGTCATTGATCATTTACTGTTACTGTCATTGATCATTGTCATTTACTGTCATTTACTGTCATTTACTGTCATTTACTGTCATTTACTGTCATTTACTGTCATTTACTGTCATTTACTGTAAAAATTTCATCATATTTTTCATAAATCTTTAATTTGTCATTGATCACTGTCATTGATCACTGTCATTGATCACTGTCATTGATTATTTTTAATCACTGTAAAAATTTCATCATATTTTTCATAAATCTTTAATTTGTCATTTACAGTTAATTTTTTAATTTTTAATTTAATTTTAATTCTTTCCGTAAAAGCATCTTTGTCTTCTTTAGAAGGTGCATCTGGATTATTTTCTGATTTTTTTAAAATATAATACAATAATTCTTCATTGATAATCTTTTCAGATTCCTTTGTGATAATTGTTCTAGTTGATACTTTTTTCTTTGAAATTAACGTTTTTGTTTCATTTGTAATTGTTTCATTTGTAATTGTTTCATTACCATTACTTGTATTTAATTTAAGTTGTTTTTTTATTTCTTTATCTGCTTTAGCACCTTTGTTTTCTCTTTTTGTAAAGTTTAAAATGAATTCTTTGTCTGCAAATTTTAAGATTTTAATGTTTTCTATTATTCCACGTTTTGTATTCCAAGAAAAATCTCTATATATTATAGTTTTTGATTGTAATGCAAGTTTTAATACATTGTATAATTTATCAGTAAATAAATCTCGATGTTCTTGTTTTATTACTAAATTTTCTATTAAAAATTTATCAACGTAATAAACAGAATATGATAAAAAACGTTCTAAACGTTCTGTTTCTGTTAAAAGAATCCATCTTTTAAAATATTTACCCTGTTGAAAAATTTTTGATTTTGAAAATGCAATGTTTTGTTTTGATAAAAACGTTTTTTTATCACTTAAAAAAGAATATAAACTATCATTTAAATTTCTTATAGTATTTGTTATAAATTTTTGTTTTTTTTCTCTGCTTTCAATATTTGTTTTATATTTTGTAATGTATTTTGTAAAACGTTCTGTAATTATTATTTTGTTAAATTTATCTTGACTATCATTCTTTTGTGAATTAACATCATTCTTTTGTGAATTAACATCATTCTTTTTTGAATTAACATCATTCTTTTTTGAATTAGAATTTATAATATTTACAACAAAAGTATTATTAAATAATAAAGATAAATATGTGTGAAATTCTAAAGATGTTTCTGAATATAATATAGATAAATTGTTAATCAGGACCTTGTATTTTTCCTTTATACGTTTTGTCTTGATATTACAACTCGTATATTCTTTTATAAAAGTAACACTATTATCATACAAATCCAACTGAAATTGTGTTAATATCGATTTTGTAAAATCGTATATTGTCTTTTCTAATTCTTGGGATTGTTGTAATAAATGATTTAATTCTTCCTTTTTTATCAAATTATTATATAATTTTATATAAATGTCCCCGTTGTCACTCTGTGATTCTAACCATTGTAACCTATTTTGATACAATTTATCTGTGTCGTACCTTTCATTTGTACCATTTGTACCATTTGTGCCATTTGTGCCATTTGTGCCATTTGTGTCATTTGTGTCATTTGTCGGTAAGGTATTTGTGTCATTTGTCGGTAAGGTATTTGTGTCATTTGTCGGTAAGGTATTTGTGTCATTTTCATTCGTTTCATTTTCATTCGTTTCATTTTTATTTGTGTCATTTTCATTTGTTTCATTTTCATTTGTTATGTAGATAAATGGACATAGTCCATATGATTGTAAAACGTCAGAATGAAGAAATAGAAATCCGGGTAAAATTTTACTATCGTATTCTAAATATTTCTTTTCAATCATTTGGTATTTTATATATTGGTTTCTAGTTTCATCACGTTTTATTTTTTCTAATTTAGCTTTGTCCATAGCTAGTTGATTATTTCTTTTTTTAGCTGTACCAAATGCAATATTGTCAATTGCTCTAGATACTAAACGTAACTCGTTTTGTTTTTGAGTTAATAATCGTTCTTCCTTGTGTATATTTTTTAGTTTTTCTGTTAAATTTTTTAATTGTGACATTTTAGCTTGTTTAGTTTCATTACATTTTAATATATCATCTTTGTTTTCTAATGTTTTTTTATAATCAATTAGTAATTGGATATCTTTTTTCAAATTATCTATTTGGCTAATTAAATGTGTTTTAACGATAGATTGTTGTACCTCTGTCATTAATTATTTATCTAATAATTACCAACATATTTTTTCAATTTTTTAAACTAATCTTTGATTTTATCTTTATTATTACTCCACTGAATTATTTCAATACCGTTTTGTAATAATATATTTATAGTTATATCATCTAATTGTTTTAAATAATTTTCTATATATACAACCCGTTTAATTTTACATTGTAAAATTTTTTTAACACAGCTTATACATGGTATTAATGTTACATATATAGTAGCTTCACGTAAATCATCTTTGGTATTAAACAATAGGGCATTTTCTTCAGCGTGCATACACATACATAAATCTAAATTTTTAGCAGCCGAATCTATATTGTTTTGCAAATATTGATCCATACATCTTTTACAACCACCTGTATAACAATTTTCTGTACCGACAGGAGTACCATTGTACCCCAATGATAAAATACGTCTATCTTTTACTATTATACATCCAACTTTTCTTTTTATACAATTACTTCGTTCACTAGTTAAACTAGCAATTTTTATAAAGTATTCATCCCAACTTGGTCTACTAAATTCCATTACAATTTAATTAAATGTATACATTTTCATTTTTTATTAATTAAATTGTAACTAATCCATTTTTATGTGATTGTATAAATGGTATTTCAATATTGTATACATAATAATATAAACTAGCACTTCCTCGTAATAATTTATAAAATTTATATTCTTCAGGTTTAACATTTAAAACATTCATAATAGTAAGTAAATCAAAAACATTGTTTTTATAACAATATTCGCTAATAATTTCTAATACATAAGACATATATGTTGATGAGTTATCATGTAAAAACATACTGTAAAAATGACCATTCCTAGAACTAGTTTTTGTTTTTATATTATATGTATCCAAATTATATAAACAAACAAAATCAACAATATCTCCTGTTTTATTCTTAATAATAAATTTGTGGAAAACAGGATTTGACAACATTTTTTCAATATCAGATCTTGATTTGTATTCGTAAATATCGTGATTTACTTTGTTATAATTTAACAAATTATCGTGTATTAGATTATGATCCAAGTTGTTAGACGTCGTATAATATTCTAGATTATAATTTTTAAAGAAATCTTTGTTATAACTAAAAGTATTATATAATTTTTTAAGTAATTTGGTTGTTTGTTCAAAATTTAAATTGTCATTGTCATTTACATCCAACATATCTGTTAATAAAAGATTTTCAATTTGTAAAGGTCTATGGTAATATGTTTTTTTACAAAAATTATCTACTTTTAAACGTTTATTAACAGTGTAAACTGCACAAGGTACTTGTTTATCATATTGTAACATACATTCCTTTGTAACTACGTTAATCATATAAGATGAAACGTGCAAATTACGTAATTGTTTAATTAAACATAAAAAATCAATATCTATACAATTATAAGTTTTAAATTCAAGAACGTCATCTCGAATTACAAGATTATGTTTTTTAGCAACAATTAACCCAATCATTTTATTATATTTTCTTTCTTTTGAATAAAATACAATACATAAACTATCAGGATTAATAAAATAATCAAGTAAATTTTTGGAATATTGCAAAACAAGATTTGAGTTGTCATCGCCATAATTATCATTTATAAACTTTAAAAGATTATTTTTACAATCGTCATCTGGATTTAATACAACATCATAATCTAATTGTATTTTGCTCATTTTGATTTCATTATCGGAATTTTCTAATAAGGTGTCAGCTGATACAATTAAATTACTTGTAAATTCTTGTTTATTAATACGAACAGGTTTATTAGTCCAAAAACTAAAACTCATTTAATATATTATATATATTTATTTTTATTTTTTTTTATTTTTTTTTAAACGTTTTTGTTGGTCTTTGTTTGTTTTTTTATTTTTTGTATCTTTGTCTTCGTATACAAATTCTATTTGTGAAGTATTTGGGAATTGGTTTAATAAAGCTCGTGTTTGAGCACGTAGTTTGTCTTTATGTTTACCAGAAATACTACTAGGCATTTTTGAAGAACAAACATTTGTTTTATTAGAATTTATAGAAGATCCCCAATCTATATATACATAAAATGGTTGCATAAATTCTACAATATATCCATTGTTTGATAATTTATTCATAACAAATAACAAACAAGATTTCATATCATATTGAGGATAACCAATAAGTATTTGGGGAATTTCAAAAATAACATATGTTTGATCAGTGTGGCGATTTGTATAAATGATCTTTTGAATAATCTTATTCAATACAATATTGAAAATATCATGTTTAGAGGATTCTTTCATATGTTTTTCTTGATGCAAAGTAGAAATAAGTGGTATTTGATTTATTTCTGACATTTTATTTTTTTACTTAATTATTAGCTATATTATAATTTTTTTTAATTTATTTTATCTAAACTTAAATTAAGTGACAGAAAAAATATATAATTGTATGACAAATAAAAGTATGACAACTAAAAGTATGTCAACTATCAAATCTTGTAAAATTATATACGGGTACAAAGAAAATTGTCTTGACGATTGTCAAGATTCGCCTGTTCTTTTAATAGAACCAAGATCTGATTATATAGATAAAATTAGAAAACTAAATTTGCCTATAACATTGATATCAAAAGTATTAGTAAAACAAATGGCGAATCAAGAAACGTTATTGTATTATGATAAAGAAAATCCAAGATATTGGTTAAAGGACAAAAAAGATGACTTGATAGTAAATGGAACTAATTTGTTTAATATAAAAAGATACCAAGTATATACTACAAATATAGAAAGTATCCTTTTACAATACAAAATTCAAAATGTAAAATCATTTCAAATAAATATAAACATTGAAAATTGCAATGATTTATTAGAAAGTATTACTCCATATAATCATATATTTTCCCATATAATTATAGATGAATGTGTAAACTATTTTAATAAATCCAGCAAGATATTAAGTAATTTTTATAGCAACCAAGAACAAAGTAAAGGTACCCAAGAACAAAGTAAAGGTACCCAAGAACAAAGTAAAGGTCAAGGTACCCAAGAACAAACAAAAAATAATAGTATATTATGTTTTTCTCATAAAAATTTGAATATAGAATTGCCTAAAATTGCGATGTATTTTTTAAATGAATCTTTTAATAAAGATACTTTGCAAGAATTAACATTTTTAGTAAACCAATATAAGATGAATATTATTATAAATAAAGATGAAAATCAAAAACAAAAAGTAATAATTCCTTATCCAGAATCTGTAAAACTCCTTGGTGAAAATAAAACTTCAAGCCGAGTATCCTTGTCAAAAATTTATCATGAAAATATTATACAAAATTTAGAATCTATATTTTATAAACGAATAGAAAAGATAAATGATTTAGAAAAGATAAATGATTTAGAAAAGATAAATGATTTAGAAATTGTTATACAATTTAATCAAAAATACTTTGATTCAAAAAAAACCTTACAAATAATGTACCCATTAAAGGATAATACTATATATGTAAATAAAATCTATGATATAATGTATGCTACAAAAAATTGTATTTATATGTTGTATCAAATTTTAAAATCAACTTATTTTAGCGATTATATACAATCTAAAAGGGAAGAAAAACCAATAATATTCAAAATATTATCTAAACGTTATTTTTATGAATATATTTCCAAAATATTTATTATTACTGAATTTTAACAGAACTCTTTGCTTTATTATTACTGAATTTTAACAGAACTATTTGCTTTATGCGTTCATTATGCGTTCATTATGCGTTCATTATGCGTTCATTATGCGTTCATTATGCGTTCATTATGCGTTCATTATGCGTTCATTATGCGTTCAAAATGCGTTCATTATGCGTTCAAAATGCGTTCAAAATGCATTCAAAATGCGTTCATTATGCGTTCAAAATGCGTTCAAAATGCGTTCAAAATGCGTGCGTTCAAAATGCGTTCAAAATGCGTTCATTATGCGTTCAAAGTGCGTTCAAAGTGCGTTCAAAATGCGTTCAAAATGCGTTCAAAATGCGTTCAAAATGCGTTTAACTGTATTGGGTCGTTACAAAATAAGATTTAAATCTCTTTTTGGAATGGTGCATCTAGTGTATTTTTGAAAAATCATATTATCACTAATTGAATCTGTTAATTTAATTGTTAATGTAGATTTTTCTAAAGATGATGTTTTTTTATTGTAATTTACAACTCGTATAGAAATATCAAAATTAAATAATTTTATATAATTCTTTTTATCACGATATTTATCATTTGAAATTAATACACAATTATTTTTTTTTTGTAAAATATAAAAAAAATATTGGCATAAAAAATCATCCTTGTTTTTATCAAGAATGACATTATCATATTTATCTTCAATAATAATAAATTTCATATTAAATTCTGAATGAGTTTTCATTATATTATCCAAAATATTTTCATAATCATTCAACTTTTTCATTACAAAATAAAACGTACTTGTTTTTTTAATTTGCACGTAATCAATATATTTTGAAAAAAACAATTTGAAAAAATCATATGTATCTTGTTCCTTGTTACAATGTTTTACGGAATGAAAATCAATATTGTCTTTTTTATACTTTATTTCTCTAAAATCTGAAAAAATGTTTAAAAAATCAACAATGTAAACATTTGATTTATAATTGTTAGCGATAATTGTGTTCATTGTAATTAATTATTTTATCTTTTTATCTTTTATCCTTTATCTTTTATCTTTTATCTTTTTAAATTCGATTTTTTTATAATATACGCGATTATTCGTCTTTACGAGTTTTTAAAAAATACGAAAACAATTGACTATAATAACTATTGTCGTTGTTGTTGTTGTTGTTGTTGTTGTTGTCGTTATTTACATTGTCATTTTTTAAATTTTTTAAATAATTGAAGATAACTATAGACATTACTCGTACACTGGGTAAATTATGATATTCTTGACCTATATAAATACCAGATAATAATAGTAATATTGAATAAAACATATTTTGTAAGTAAAAGTACTGGTAATTTTAAATTAAAAGTAATTTGTTTAAATTAAAAGTAATTTGTTTAATTTAAAATGTACAACTATTTCTTTTTTTATTTGATTTAAATAAATTGATTCCGTCGTGTAAATCTGACCATTTTAATATATAATTTTTTTTAATTATTATATATTTCATTTTCAACCATCTTGCTTCTAAACAATGATACCAATTGTCATCAAATACAATTGTATTTTCAGATTGTATGTTTAATTTTTGTATAATATGTTTATACATGTGTGTTTTTGTATTTGATTTGTATTTTTGATGTTCTTTTTCATTTACAAATTCGTCATCGAATTTCCCACATTCTATTATATCAAAAAAATGATAAATACCATATAAAACTAAATCTAACTTTGCCATTTTATTTAAACTTGCTAATGCTATTTTTATTTTATTGTTTTTTAATAATTGAAGAATATCTACGATATGATTATCTATAGTATCTTGTTGTCGTCGTCTTAATGTATCGTCTAAATCAAATATTACTAATTTGCAAGTTTGTGGTATAACAATATGATTAATATCAAGTGTAAATATATTGTTCATTGGTAAATTATCAAGTGTAGGTAAATTATCAAGTGTAGGTAAATTATCAAGTGTAGGTAAATTATCAAGTGTAGGTAAATTATCAAGTGTAGGTAAATTATCAAGTGTAGATAAATTGATCATTTTAAATAAATTGTTCATTTGTATATTATATAAAATAAGCTTTAAATAAATTTACACATTCCTTGTTTATTTTATCATTTTTAAAATATTATTGAGATCATTTCTCCAAAGGTCTCGTTCTGTCTTATTCTGCAAATCGTTTAATTCGCGTTGTTTAGTATCTCTGTGATTTTCTAATTCTCGAATCTTTTCAAGTGAAAGAGAAATCAAAGGCATTCTTACAAGATAGTCAAAAGATTTTTCTTTACTATTTTCATTTTCAGAATGTATATCACAAGTCAATTTTGGATAATCTCGTTCTTCTAAAAGGGATATAATGTAATCACGTGTTTTACGATTAATATCCAATTCACCATTAATGTATTCGTTAATAAAACGTATTTTTGAGTTTAATAAGGTTAATTCATTTGTTAAAATTTTAACAAGATATACTTTCCTAGATTCATAAAATTCTAATCGAATATCATAAAAATCTAGTAAAATATCATTTGCATTCTTGTATTTTGTCAAAATTAAATTATCACTAAACAAATACATATTATTTGTACCAAAACTTTTTGTTAATTTTAATTGTTTCTCCAAAGTTCCAGTTTTAATCAAATTGTCAAGATCATTTTGTGAACGGAATTCTACAATAAAACAAATATCATTGTTTTCATCACGTGTTTTGTTTTGTACATCCTTTAATTGAAGTGTTTTCCGTTTTGTTGTTGTCTTTTTATCAGATTTTGTTTTTGAATTTGTTTTTGAATTTGTATTTGTATTTGATTCAATCATTGATTCTAAAAATTCTTTATACGTAGTTACCCAGCAACCAACAGGTAATTCTGTAACTTTAATTTGTGTATCTGATAATCTTTCCCATTTACCACGCGTAATATAAGATCCGGGTTCTGTTTCTTCTACAACACCATTAAAATTCTTAAAATATGGTTTCATTGGTAAAGGATCCTTTTCATCTAATACACGTAACAAATTTGCAACAATATCTTTGGGATCATAAGGGGGGATATAAGTTGAATATCCAGTACCAATACCTTCACAACCATTTACTAATACCATTGGTATAACCGGCATAAACCATTCTGGTTCAATTTGCATACCATCATCATTTAAATACTTTAATAACGCAGAATCACGTTTGTCAAAGATAAAATTAGTGATATCTGATAATTTTGTAAAGATATATCTCGGACTAGCAGCATCTTTGCCAGAAAGTAATCTTGATCCAAAATTTCCATCTGGATAAAGTAAATTCAAGTTATTAGATCCAACAAAGTCTTGAGCCATACTGACAATAGCCCCTTGCAAACTTACTTCACCGTGATGATAACCAGTTTCAGCTGATACATAACCAGATAATTGAGCAACTTTGATAACTTTGTTGATATTGTTTTTCAACATATAATGAATGATTTTTCTTTGACTTGGTTTTAATCCATCGCATAAACTTGGAATACTTCTCAAATTATCATAAATTGAGAAATGAATAAGTTCTTTGTGAATAAGATCTTGATAACTAACTCGTGACTCTTTAGTATCAATATAACTGTTTCTATCATATTGCGCTAACCAACGTTTACGTTTATCAGAACATTTCATATTTAATGTAATATTAGTTTCTGTGTCAGCCTTTGTTTCTTCATTTGATTCTGTCTCTTCTTTTGTTTCTGTCTCTTCTTTTGTTTCTGTCTCTTCTTTTGTTTCTGTCTCTTCTTTTGTTTCTGTGTCACCAATACTTGTTTTTGTTTTAACGTTTTTGTCTTTTTCAAAAGCAAGAATTATAGAATCGTCACAAACGTTGTCTTTGTGGTAATAATCAATGCGTAAACTATCAATTTTACGAAAGGTTTCTTGAGCATCTTCTTTCTTTGATGTTCCTAATCCCTTGAAATATTTAATTTGATAACCCTTTGTATTTGTAGTCGATTGCCATTTATGATAATCTTGTTCTGTATAAAATTCCAACACTTTTTGACCACGAATAGCTTTGACAATTGGTGTTCGTAAAGTTTGAATAAAATCAAGTTTAAGAAGTGAGGGCCACCAACAATGAAACAAATTTACTAAAAGTCCTTTGATATGCGACCCGTCTACGTCAGCATCTGTAAGAATCATTACTTTGCCATAACGCAAGTCGTGAGTGTCTTTATAATCAACTCCTTGTTTTAACCCAATAATTTGTTTAAGGTTATTAATTTCTTCATTGTTCATCAATTGAGATACAGTTGCATCTCTAATATTAAGCACTTTTCCCTTCATAGGAAATACCCCCCATCGATCTGGACCAACAATAGATCTACCCCAAAGTGCAAATGTCATTGCTGACAAACCTTCTGTAAGAATTAAAGTACATTGATCTGATTTAGCAGTTCCAGCCCAAAGTGCATCTTCTAATTTTGGAACATAAATCTTGTTCTTTTTTTTACCATCAGTTGTTTTTGCAAGATCCATTGTTTCTTTCATTTTACAAAATTCTATAATATCTTCGACAATAGGACTCTTCCATAATTTATCAATGAATTTATCAGAAACTTCAACTCTACAACCAAAATCTTTTACTTGCGTTGTCAATTGTTCCTTTGTTTGACTACTAAATTGAGGATTTATAATTGTCGAACGTAAAAATAAAAAGAAACGTTCTTTAATAATTGCTGGTTTAACATCTTTTAATTTCTTTTTTGTCTCTAATAATGTTTTGATTTTTGAAGTTATTTGGTATACAATATGATCAACGTGTTTACCACCTTGATAAGTAGAATTTCCATTGACAAATGACACTTGTTCATAATGATCACTTGGAACAACAATGTATTCCCAAACCAATTCATTTTTACCAACCCGTTGTGTAAAAGTATCATAATAAGATTTTACTTGGTCTTTTTCAAAGAAATAATTACTATAATCTACCAATCCTTTTCCGAGAAGACGTTCTCCATTTAAAAAAACATTAACTGTTTTGTTTGTACACGCAATACAATCATATACACGCTTATTAATTAATAATGTAGTGTCATTTTCTAAACCAGACATATGAAATCTAGCATAATCTGGTAAAAATGTAATTTTTGTATAACTTTTACCCGAAGCCTTCGTAACTTTAGGTTTACTCCGGATTTCCATATTTTCTGAAAATTCTTGAATAAATTTCAAACCTGTTTCTGAATCTATTGTTTCTACAACAAAACGTTTACTATAAATATTACATAATTTTACACCCAACCCATTAACACCAGCTCCAATACGTTGTTGTGAATCATCGTAATTACTACCAGATAATAAATGACCAAAAATAAGTTCTGGTACATATAAATTATGCTCTTTATGAACTACAATGGGTACACCACTACCATTATTTAATACGGAAATTTCACCAGTTGCAGTATCGTAATCAATTCTAACTTTATCAACTGTAGTGTCTCTATTACTATGATCTAATGCATTTGTTAACACTTCATCAAATACTTTTAAAAAAGCTGGACTATATTCTACCATCCGTTTTATCATTTTATCATTTTCAAAAACCCACATTTCTTCTAATGTTTTTTTTATTTCGCCAATATACATATTGGGTCTGTGTAAAACGTGTTCACGTTGACTCAACTTTTTATAAGTTTCTTCAATTGTTTTAGGTCTTGTCATAATATCTGTTAAAATACAGTAATCTTTAAATTTATTTCAATTTATTTTATTTACTGTTTTTGATAACATGTATTTTTCGTCAATAATTAATATTTTATTTTTTTACTAGTTATAAGTAATAGAGAATATAATGCCAAAACCTATTGTTAATAATAAAATAAATTATCAAAATATATATGGGTTAGTTGCAAAGCTTGATGGGTTTGTAACTCAAGGTGTCAAAGAAGGGGATTCTCCAATATTTAATAATTTAACATTGATGGGAGATAATACAATTAGGGGGAATTTATATGTAGAAGGCAATACAACAATCTTGAATACAAATGTTACGGAATTTGAAGATAACATTGTTTTACTAAATCGTTTAGAAACTGGTTCTGGAGTAACATTGAATCAGTCTGGATTGGAAATAGAACGAGGAAGTCTTGAAAATTATAGAATGGTGTATAATGAAACAAATAGTACTTTTCAAATAGGTCTTATTAGCAATTTACAATGTGTTGCAACAAGAGAAGATACTCCATTACAGAATGGAATTATGACATGGAACAATGTTACAAAAAGATTAGATTCAAAAGATACAATTTCAATAGATTTATTGTTAAATTCAACAACAAATTCCACAAGTACTTCTACAGGTGCATTATTAATTTCTGGAGGTGTAGGTATAAAAAAAGATGTATGGTTAGATGGAAAGATGTATTTGCAAGGGGTTTCTCATACAAGTAATAGCATTATTTACACAAATGCAACAACAAATAGTTTAAATTTTTCAAGTGTCGGTGATATTAATATAACTCCTTCTACAAGGCTTATTATACCATACAATAAACCAATTGTTTTAGGAGAAGATACAGAATCAATTGTTGCAGATTCTACAACAAAAGATATATCTATTACATGTTCTGGTCATATTAATTTTAATTTAGATGCTGGTAAAAAAATAAGAATTGGCAATCAAATTCCTATTACATTTGCAACTCAAAATGAACAAATTTACACAGACAATTCAAATAACATGGTAATTGGCGGTGGTGAAAATATCAATTTGATCCCGGGACCAAATAAAAAAGTAGTTATTCCCGTTGATATAGGTTTATCATTTTCAAATAATAATCAGCAAATTTCTGCTAATTTAAACAATGATTTATCTATTGTTGCTGGTAATAATTTATTTTTAACACCTGGACCAACTTTAGATGTAAGAATTCCAACAGATAATGGAATTAAATTTGGTAATAGTGGTAATCAACGTATTGTTTCTAATAGTAGAGATGAACTTAGTATTTTATCATCTTCTGATATTTATTTAACAGCTACAGATAACATTAATATACCAAACAATGTCTTGGTTACATTTGGAACAACTTCACAATATATTCGAGCAATTGGTGAAAATTTGTTTATTAATGCAAGTAATAAAATTAATATGGAAAGTGATGTTTTTATTACAAGTACAACAAATTCTGAAAATGGTACAACAGGATCTATTGTTATATCAGGTGGGTTGGGTGTATCAAAAACAATATATACAGAAAGTAATATTATAGTAGATTCAGATGATTCAAGTAGTTTAGTAGTAAGAAAAAATAATGCGATTCAAAATGTATTTTTAGTTGGATCAAATGGTGATGGGCGTGTTGAAATCATTGCAGGAAATGGTGGAAATAATCCAAGTGTTGCAATTACAACAACGTCATACACTGATGCAAAAAGCTTAATCGAATTACAATCACAATATGATATTACCAAAGGATATATGATAGGTAGAGGGTATAGTACATTGAATTCTGGAAGATCTTTTACAATAAATATTCCAACATACGATGATTATTCATTTACAGGTAACTTGCCAAAATTTTCTATTACAACAGACGATTGTACAACAGAGTTATTTAGTATAGAAACAGATACTGGTAATATTATTTCAAAAGGAGCATTTCAATTAACAAATACAACTGGTGCTTTAAATGCTACAACAGCTGGATTTGTTGTATCTGGTGGTTTGGGTGTTGTTGAAAATATCATAACCGATGGTGATTATACGAGTTATACAAATTCCCAAACAGCTTTAACATTGAAAAATCTTAGTAACCGTTCTATTTTAAATGTTGATACTCAATTTGATATAATTACAGCAAGTGCAGGTCTTGTAATTAATTATACTACAGGTAATGTATTAAATATTAATGGTGGTTTTGTGGTAAATTCACAAATAAATACTATACAAAATTCAATGACGAATTTATATACAGATACTACTGATTCTACTGATTTGAACAATGCTGCTGTTGTTATTTCGGGAGGTGTTAGTATTGGGAAACGATTAAGAGTAGGTGAAACTTCATATATGAATATACTAGATATGAACAATACTAGAATAAATAATGTAAGGGATCCAGTTTCGTTACAAGATGTTGCTACAAAAGCTTATGTAGATCTTGCTTCATTAAAAGGTCTTTATATAAAACAATCTGTACAAACTGCAACATTAGAACCAGGTAATTTATCTATAAATTTTAATCCAGGTACTGTGATAGATGGATATACATTACGGGCAGATGATAGAATTCTTATAAAAAATCAAGATGATCCTATTGAAAATGGTATATATATAGTAAATGTTACTGGAGCTCCAAGTAGATCACTTGATCTTGTATCTGGAGATAATGCAGCTGGCGTATTTACATTTATTAAATTCGGAGATATGCAAGCTTCTACAGGATGGGTTTGTAATTCTAGTCAAGATAATGACGTAGTTGGTACAAATGAATTAACTTTTGTTCAATTTAGTGGTTTAGGTCAAGTTATAGCTGGTTCTGGTTTATCAAAAAATTTTAATGAAATAAATGTAAATGTAGATGATATTAGTATAGAAGTTGTATATGACGAATTACGTATTAAAGATACATTTGCTGGAACAGGTTTGACAGGAGGAAGTGGTGTGTCTTTGCAGACACTTAGTGATCAATCACATGTTACTAAACTAGGTACGATTGATACAGGTGCATGGCAAGCGGAAACAGTTGAATTATTTTATGGTGGGACTGGTAGAAATTTTTTTAGTCAAGGTAATATATTATTGGGAAATGGTATAAATGCGATTAATACTGATAATAAACTATATTATGATAGTACAAATTGTAGATTAGGCTTAGGAACTAATCAACCAAGTAAAGCTTTACACGTTTCTTCTATAAACAATGTATCCGTGTTATTAGATGCCGACTCTGATGGTATTTCCAGTTTATCAAAACCCGAAATAATATTTTCATATAGAGGAGATATAAAATCTTATATTGGTTTAGCAAGAACAAGTAATGAATATGCTAGTAATATATATGCCGAGTCTTTGGTTATAAGTCATGATAAAATGGATACTACTTCAATAGTACAATTTGCTACTCAAAGGCAAAATAGAATGACGATTTTATCAAATGGAAATATTGGTATTAATACTACAAATCCTACTAGTAAATTTCATGTAGCAGGTACATTATCAACAAGTGATATTAATTCATTTAAATCAACTGTTGATTCTACTAATGTATCTAATGGTGCCGTAGTTATTTCTGGTGGTATAGGTATTAGAAAAGGTGGTAGTATAGGTGGTAAATTGCGTGTTTATGATAATACTCCTAGTACAAGTTTAAATACAGCAGCTGTAATTGTACAAGGTGGTTTATCTATACAAGGTAATCAAAATGCGGTAAATGTTGGTAACGGTGGTGGTTTAACTGTTGCAGGTGGTGCAAGTGTAGGTGGAGATTTGTATATTGGTGGGTCTATTAATGGAAGTGGTAGTAGTTCAAGTACATATGCTTACTTGACATTGACTGCAACAGATGAATCTGTTAATTTTAGTACAGGTTCACTTGTTACTTTTGGTGGTATAACTATTCAAGGAACTACTAATGCATTCAGTGTTACAAATGGTGGTACAATTTTAACTGAAGGTGGTGCTAGTATAGGTGCTGATGTTTACATTGGTGGAAATACTAATTTATATGGATATACAAATTATTACGGAGGTGATAATATTGTTAATTTCTTTGATGAAAATGTTACAAAAAGATTTTCACTAGATAGAGACAATACAACAAGTTCATTTTCATTAACTCGTTACAGTGTATCTGGAACATTTGTAGAAAAAACATTTGATGTTGATAATAGTACGGGATCAATCTTTTTTGCAAATACAAATCCTAGTTTCTCTATAACCCAAGCAAGTTTTATTTTAAGTGGAGGTATATCTATTAACGAAACATCCGTTGCAACAAGTATAACAAGTGGTGGTGGTTTAACACTTGCTGGTGGTGCCAGTATAACGCAAAATATGATAGTAGGTGGTGATATTGTTTGTTTGTCAACTACAAATTCTACCGATACAAGTACTGGGGCTTTGGTTGTTTCTGGTGGTGTTGGTATATTAGGCAATCTTAATATGTACGGAAAAATGACAGTTGACAAGTCGTTTACATTAAATGATAAATTCGATTATAATGGAGGTGGGTTGTTTGATGTAATTGTTAACGATAGAACTAATTCAGTTTGGCATTATTTTGGAAAGGTAACTGAATTTTGCGAAATAGATTTTTACAATAAAAATTATGGGTTAAAAGTTAATGTTAAAATTGAAGGTCTTGTTTGTAAAGTATCTCATAATTATTACAGTGATAACAAAGTTGATGATAAATTAAATGTATTTGTATACGAATCCGGTGGTGATTTCTATTTATTTACAAAAACACCTGCTTTGTCTACAATTAATGTTAATGTACGTATCGGTGATAGATTTACTATTATATTTGAAGGTGACAATAATGAACCCGATGGTACAGTTAGTGGATATACTAATACGTGGATACAGTCTTGTACTACATCAAATGTGAGTAATATGGCATATGATTTTGGCGATGTTACAGTTCAGGGTTTAAATTTCAATGTTGCTGATAATTTCCCAGTTATTGGTTATAATAATTCTAATGTAACAGAATCAAGAAATTTAGGTCTAGCGTTTCAACGATATCAATCATCAAATGACACCGGAACAGGAGAATTGGTAACTGATCAATATGTATTTTACGATTCAATTCCTAACCAATCATCTGCAAATACTTTTCAAATCAAATTTAGTAATTTAGTAAGCGTTAGTGATCTTGTTGGATGGTGGATAAAGATTGGTTCTGGTAGTAATATAAGTCAAGTTAGAAAAATTGTAGCTTATAATCAGGCTCAAAAAGTAGCTACGTTAAATACAGAATGGACAACACAAAACCCCCAAAATGGTGATACTGTATATTTTTATAATGGACAATACGTATCATTTTATTTTGACGATTCAAAAAAGAGTTTTGAATTAATTTACAACACACGTAACAATGAAACTCGAGCTGTAACAAGTTATGATTATGTAAACTTGAATGCAAAGGGATTAAACCTTTCAGATACAACTTCTAGTATAAATTCAACAACTGGAAGTATTAGAACCCTTGGTGGTATTGGTATAAGTAATACGGATAATAGTTCAAGTTGTACACAAGGTGGTACATTAACAACATTGGGTGGTGCTAGTGTACGTAAAAGATTATATGTCGGTGATAATTTAGCTATTGGACAATCTGGTTTTACACCATCTAGTTCAATTCATATCAAACAAGATACAAGTTCAATTCGTTTAGAAAATATGAATGATTCAAATTCTTTTATTGATTTTGCCGAAACAGGTGCATCAGAGCGTTTTGGTATCTTATCTGATACATTAAATAACCAAATATCTATTACTGTTAGTAGATTTAATGAATCTCCTGATAATTCTAGACGAGCATTGACAGCTAATTTGGATGGATATATAGGTATCAATACAACAAGTAATATTAACAGTCCATTAACTATTCAGTCTAATAAATTTATTTCCATTGATGCTAATGATGGTTATTTAGGTTTGATGGGAGGGATATATGATAGTGATTTAGGTGGGCGTATTTTATTATACGGAAGTGAAATTAGTCAGGGCAGTGTGTCATTAATGTCTGGTACATCTGGTTCTGTTAAAATTTTTACAAATGAAGATAAAGAACGTGTTTGTATTGATCGATTTGGAACAGTTTCTATTTTAACTACTACAAGTACTCAAAATGCAAGTTCTGGTGCATTAGTTGTTTCTGGAGGTGTAGCTGTTTCGGCAACAGAAAATTCTATTAGTTCAAGTGTAGGTGGTTCCTTAACTGTAGCTGGTGGTGCCAGTATTATGAAAGATATTTTTATTGGTGGTAACTTATTTATTGCCGGAAAATTTAATGCTGGAGGATCTGCAACCACACCTGAAATTACATTTACAAATAATGTTAATTGTACATATACAGGTTATGATAATAATAGATTGTTAACTGTTTCACAAGAAGCTACACTTTCATTTGTTGTATGGGTTACACCAACTCTTGCCGGTTCAAATTGTCAAATAGAATTCGATTTACCTGAACGTCAAAATAATTTAGCAAATAGAACTGAATATACAGCTAGCTGCTCCGGATATACTGACGATGATGAAGTAATTCCTTTGTTTAATTGTATCAGTGTAGGTGTAAAAAATCAAAAAAGAGGTCTTGTTAAATTCCAAAGTGTATCAACTGGTATACATTACCTTAACGTGATTTGTAGATATACAATCGATAACATATAAATCAAAATCGTAAAAGCAAAATCATAAAAGAAATTTAGTTTAAAATCATATAAATCATATGATTTTAATTAATTTGATCGTTACTTGTATTTTTGTAATTTAATAAATTTGTTTTCTATTTTACCAGATTTTAGTTCCAAAATATAATCTGACGATTTGTAAGTTGCATCATCAGTATTTTCTACATTATTTAAAAACATATATTCTTCAGAAATATCTGTAATATAAACTGATTTTTTAATGTCAATGTTACGTTTATCAATTAAAAAGTATTGATTATTAATATTGTATTTAACCATAATGTAATATGACTATATACTTTATATTTATTCAATTTATTTACGTAAAAAATGATATCATTTCTGCTCCTTTATAATTTCCTTTATTAATTGCAATTTGTAATAATTCAAGAACTTGACGATTTGAAAATCTTGTTTTATTATTAAAAAATTTCATTTCAAGATGGTGTCCAGATTCGATTAACTTCTTTATTTGATTAAATGAATCTTTACTTTTACTTTGTTTACGCCCACCACCAGCACCTTTATATTGATAAGAATCTATTACATCATATAAATCATCGTGGTTTAGTAAATATTTTTCATCCAATTCTAATACGTATTTGTCTTTTTCTTTATTTGAACCTTGTTTTCGTGGTATAATATTCATATGAACTGGTATTTTCACAGTGACATTTTTTTGCAAGTCTGTATTAAAATAAGTAACTGTTTTCATTTCTTCTTCGTCTTGGTCACCTTCTTGTGTTTTGTCATCTTCTTGGGTTTTAATAGTAGATAACAAATTGTGTCTAGATCCTAAATGTTTTTCTAATTTTGAGAATTGTAAAGCATCTAAATGTCTAAGACTAGATATATTTTTATCATCTTGTTCTTTTATATATTGAGTTGGTGTTTTACCATATTTTGCAATAAACTTTGCATATTTCGGTAAAGTTTCAAAAGTTAATGGTAATGGTTTTATTTTAGTCTGTTCGTAACTCATATATTATTATTTTAGAATTTAAAAATACGAAATTATTTAATATATATATGGACCAATCGCAATTAATTAGTAGTTATTATAACGACGGGTATGTATATTGTTTATTAACAAGAATGTCCGATCCTGTTAGTAAAAAACAATTGGTTAAAATTGGTAAAACAAAAATGAAAACTCAAGATACAGAAAATCAAGTTATAAAACGATTATTAACAAGATATAATACATATTATCCAGAATATGATGTTCTTCATTTTATTAGAACTGGCAATTGTCATTTGGCAGAAAAACACATTTTCAAAAATTTAAAAAAGTTGCATTATAAAAAGGAAATATACATATATGATAAAAAACAAATACAAAAGGCGTTTAATATTGCAAATAAATGTTTTCCGAATGCTCAAGAACAGTTACTCAAATTGGATGTGGATCAAATAACAACTGCAAATGAAACAATAAGAAATTTAGAAACACAAATAGAACAATAAATAATAAAATTAATTAATATAAATTTTATTAGCAGATAATAATTTGGAATTTGCCACCACTATCAAGTAAGTTAATGAAAGGCTGATATTCTTATCTCTTAGTAATATTGCCGATATTCAAGGATCTGTCTTTTCTCCTCACAAAGTGATGCTTCATCAGCAAGAAGTTGATTATGATGAATTCCCAGGATTCTCACAAGCTGCCAAAATAGCTGTATAAATCTTGAACAATAAATCTTGAACAATAAATCTTGAACAATAAATCTTGAACAATAAATCTTGAACAATAAATCTTGAACAATAAATCTTGAACAATAAATGTATAAATCTTAAACAATAGCTGTATAAAATTTAACACTATTAGACAATCCAGTTTTGCATTTACAATTAACATTACAATTATATAAACCACTTTTTCTAGCAATTTCATCACATAAACTACAATCTAATGTAATTTCTTTTAATGCAGAAACATATCCTGATCGACATTCGTCTCCTGTGATAGCAAAACCTCCTGGTATACTCCAAGTAGCACCTGTATTAATCATTTTTTTATAAGCTCTTATATAAACACGATCCCATTCTGCAGAATTATTTCTAAAAGATCTCATAGCATTTCCTATCTTAGTATTGTAATCCGTTTGTGGTAATTTATTTTGACAAGCTAAACCCAACCAAGCATCGTTGATAGTATACATCCATTGTCTTGCTACAGTACCTAAAGAAAACCAAGAAACGTGTTCTTCTTCTACATCTAAATCTATAACTGCTGCATCTGGAGTTTTTGTACCAAATAAGGCTACAACTTCTGTATCAAAAATATCTAAACCACGTTGACGTAATTCTGGACTTGTAAATTTGCATAATTCTTGTTTTTTAAGGAATTCAAGTGATTTTAATGGTAGAGTACTTCGTACTGGTGGGTCATTTATTCGAATTTTTGGTGAACAAACATCTCGGTAATACATATTTGACCATTTGTAGATTCGTAAATCTGTACAAGGTTCCTTAGTTGGATCACATTGTGTACCATTTGTTCTTTCACATCCCTTTGTATCAAGTAAAGAATGTGATCCCATTAATGCAGTCATTTCTTCAGTTGTTAAATTACGTGATTCGGCAAAATTTGCAAACCCACTTGTATTTAAATTTGCAGGTGCTAATGTATTTGCAGGATTTGGTACAATTTTGTCAAAACGTCCAACTAAAAATGGCTGCACAGGATCGTTTGAAATAATAGTAGGACCACCTTGGTATTCAGTTGCTACAGCTCCACATACAGCAATAATATCAGCAACTGAACTATTGTACCGTTTGGCAAGTGCTAAAGCATTTTTTGATAGTAAAAAAGTAAAACTATCATAATTATTTTCAGGTCGTTTGATTTCGTCTGCTGTTAAAACTAAAGATCCATCTGCTCCTCCAAATCCTTCTGATACAGAAAGAGAGTCATGAGCAGATGCTCTTACATAAAAATTACATAAACGTTTGTCATATCGACAAGTAGCACGACAACCTGATATAACGCCCTTCCAATCTACTATTGTTGGATCGTAATTTGTAGTTTTTGGTTTCCAAGCTGGTAATTTAACTTGAATTGTCACATTACTATGAACTTTTACAACAGTATCTTGAATAACTTGTGATAAAACATTATTGATAAATAAAAATAAAGAAATCATTTTTATTGATTATAATAGTTTGTTTTTAAATCAATTTTATATTATATACACCTAATCTAAAATTTTGTTTAAGATTTGGATCACTACCTCCACCTAAATTATATCGAACTATATTCAACATCAATCCATCTTTTGAAAAAAGTAAATTAATCAACTGGTCAAGAATCATTTCTGGATATTTTATATTTGCCCACCAACAAAGTGAAATACCCCAACCACTAAAGGTTCTATGGACTTTTTGTTTATCTTGCTTTACCATATTTTTAATTGTAATTTATTTTATTATTCAATTTAGTCTTATCAAAAATTGATTTAAAGTTAATTTGTTAGTTAATAACAAATGTTCAAAAAGATATTTACCAGCATTAACACCAAGCTTTGCGTAAGATACGAAGTTGGTGAAGTAGATTATGGTTATGGTAATTCGTGTGATGAAATTATTTTAGAAACATTCTATGATGAAAAAGATGCTATCAAGTATATTGTAGAATTATATATAAATGACTTGCTTAAAGATAATAATTTTTCTAATACTAATTGTAAATATTATTATAGAAAAACATCTGATGATATGTATTCTCAATGGACAAGTTATAATATAAATGATTTACAAAATTACTGTAAAGTAAATAACAAAGAAGAAATTAAAAAATATTTGTATGATTATAATGTATATAACAAAATATAAAATGTCTTTTCAAAAATTATTAAATGGTAAACGTCTTCAGAATTTGTGGACAATAACATACAAACGTGTCTGTAATTGAATCAAATTCATCACCTAATTCGTCTTTTACTAATGGACGATTTTCAGATTCTTTTGAACTTAGATATGTCCTAAAAAGACCTTCTCTATACACTGAAGTATCTATAATTTTTGTTTCGCGACACCATTTAGGAAATAATTTTGTTATTATAGTTTTTAACTTTTTCACTCCCTTGAAATAATACTTTACACCTTTATTATCTGCTCGCACTATTATATGATATGAACGTTTAGTTGCATTATGACTTGATAATACAATCACCTGTATAGACAAATCTACTCTTGTAAATTTTTCACGTAAATTATTCGTAATTTCTTTTATAATTTCAACGTGATTTAAAAATTCTTCAGGATTTTTGTCTTGATATATTTCAATGTCCATAAAAAAATTTAGATAACTAGTTTCTGGTACAAATTCGTAATAACTTGGATTAGATGATTTTTTGATTAAATCTGCAAATAAATCATAATTATCTTGAATAAAGTACTTTTTTATATTGTCATTACATAAAATCTGATTCGGTTTTAAATACTTTAAACCTGTAGCTTTTCTAGCAAACACTTTCATAATCGTTATTGTTTTTTAGTTTTAAATAAAAAATAATAATTGTATTGTCAAAAAATTTACATCTTTTTTGGTGAAGACTTTCGTTTACGATAAGACTTGCGTTTTGGAGATGACTTCTTTTTTGGGGAAGATGTAAAACCGGAGATCAAAAGTTTATAAATAATTTGACAAAAGAAATGAACAGTGGAACCTTTTATAAAAATATTTAGATAAGTTGAGTACGTGTATAAAATTTAAATGCAATGTAAATTTTTTGTATTATAACTTTCACCAATTTTTTTAATTACTTTATCTTTGTCTAAATTAAATTTTTTTATTAAATAGTTAAAAACTTTAATATTGTTTTTATCTTTACCAAATGATGTAACACATAATTTCTGTAAATCCAGAAATGATATTATACACCCTTTTTCTACAAGATATTTAATAATATCATAATTACTTGAAGGGATTGCAGAACTTAAAAAATCCTTTTTAACTTCAAGTTTTTTAACTTCAACTAAATATTTTAAAGCTGGTAGGGTAAGTTTAGAAATATTTAGATTTAAGTAATTATACGATAAAATATCATAACCATTTTCAATTAAAAATATTAAAACATCTCGTGTAAATGGAAAATCATATGATCGTTTATTTGATATATAACGTGGACTTTTTATAAAATTTCCTTTTATAAGCTTATTATTAATAAAAAATTCTAAAATTTCTTGGTAATTAACATTTTTTACATGACTATAAAATTGGGGAGGTGACGATTCTTCAATAGGTATATTTAATATAATTTTAGAAAACAAATGTAGATTATTTTGACATATCGAATATATCTTTTTATCTGTCTTACAAGTTTTAATAAGCTCGTCTATTTCCATTTTTTGTAATATTTCTATAATTAATTCAGTTGGAAGCTTATTTAACATTTAATATAATATAATATAATAAAAAAATCATTTTAAAAAATAAAACAGAAAAATAATGTGTTTTATGTTGAATAAAAAATTTAATTATTTATATTTAAATTGGTGCAGGTACATATCCATAATATGATCCATCTGGAAATTTGCAAACTCCGTTTTGACAAGATTCCATGTCATTCAAAACATCATTTGTATCGCATTGTACACCGTTAGCTTGGCCTAAACAACCTATATTCTGAAGTGGAAAAGTTTCTGATAATGCCAATACAACAGGTTTACATACACCTGTAACACAAACTGAATGAAAAGCAGCTCCAACAACAGAACAATCCGTTCCATCTGGTTGATCTTTAAGAGTACATACATTATTTAAACAACTATAAAGTTGACAGGATTTTAGACTTGTAACAACTGGTGACAGACTTACCTGAGAATTACATACACCAGCATAACAATATCCAGGTAAACTAGGTTTTGTTTTTGTTAAACAACTTACAAAATCACGTGGTAAACTACAAGTTCCGCGTTTAGGATCACATTTTGTACAACTAGGGCATCGTAAGGGACAAGATTGAGACATAACCATAGTGATTAAAGACATACAAGCAAAGATTGAAAAAAGCATTTTTATTATTGTATACACTAATAGATTTATTAACTTTAAATAAAAATAATTTTATTTTTTATTTTTATTTTTTATTTTTATTTTTATTTTTATTTTTTATTTTTAAGAGCTTTAGATTGCTGGATTCTAACGTGTTTTGAACTATAAATGTGTCCTTTACCACTCGTTTGTTTTGGTCGGAATAAAATATCTTCGTATTTTTCGTATTTTTCGTAATCGTTCATTTGTATTATTACTATTAAACTAAAAATATTTCAATTTTTTATTTCACTGGGCACCATTTTGATTGCCAAGGATTAGATGCACCTTTCATTAATGTTATATCAGATGGCAAAGGATAGAAAATTCTGTATAAATTTTTACCAAGTGTTTGATTTATATATGCTGTAGTCATCGTTCTAGTTAATCCTGATGGTTTTGCAGCAGTTTCTCCCAACATTGGATCAGCATATTTCCAATTATTGTATACAATATTGTATAATGGATTAATAATGAATGGACTTGAATTACTAACTGTCCCAGATGTTTTTCCAAGTTGTGTATCAACCATTCTCATTGCTCTCATCATATCATTGTCTTCGTGGATAAGATTGTGACAATGAAACATATAATCTCCTTTATGAGCACCAAAACGTGCTAATACATAAACTGTTTCACTTGGGCCAAGATAAAATACATCTTTTGGTGCCAATTGTTCGTATGTTCTTAGATTTACAGGTTGTATACTACCTAATACTTCTTTTTCACGTTTAATTATAAGGAAATCAACAAGATGCATATGAACTGGGTGAAACCAACCACCACCTGATCTAAATTGCCATAATTCCCAAGTATTATGCCCGACATCTTCGGCTGCAATTTTTGCAGTATCCCATGTTTCGCCATTAATAGTCCAATGACCATTAGTTCTTCCAAAATTCATTTGTCTATGGTACTCTCCAGCATTAGCCATAATAGTAGCCGTGTTAATATCGGCTGTACTCAGAACATCAAAAATTGGTCTTAATGGAGATGGTGTAATTTGGTTATATGAAAATACAGGTGGAACAAGTTCAGTAGTAGTCGTAGCAAATACTCCCTTTGCAATAAGATGTGAATTGCAAAAATAAGGAACATCTTTCATAATTTCTTTATCAAAGTCATTCCAAAAGTAAACGGTTCTACCACTATATGCTGAAAAATTACAAACAATCTCATATCTTTCAGATACTCCAATTAACAAACCTTCTGGTGGAAATGCAACATGACTTTTTCTAAAACCTCCATCTGTAGCAATTACTCTACAAATTCTTTGTGAAATATCATTTAAATTATGGTCTTTAATTTTAAAAAGATATGGTCTAGCTACAGCAGCATTTACAAATCTAAATCGTAACCATTTTGCTTCCATATTCATAATTGGAAAAGGAATACCGGAAACTAAATTAATATCCCCGTATAAATTATCTTCGTGTGCGCCAAATATATCTATAAATGATTGACATTTGTTGTCTAATACTTTATCTGTTAAAATCATATGATATTCTTGAATATCTTCCAAATTCCAAGGTTCTCCACAACCACCGTCTTTTATTTTTGATGAAGTAATGTATAATCCAGCAAGACCAAAATATGCATTGTCAGCTGTAATATGTAACGCGTGATCGTGATACCATTCAGTTGCTGGTCTATTGTTTGGATAAACATAATCTTTAATTTCACCATAACAAGTTTCATCTTCTGCCCATCCATCAAATGGTGCCAAACTTGCAGAACCGTGGTGGTGAACACTTATAGGTCTACCAATTCTATTATTATTTGGTAAACAAGGGTTAAAACTACCCTTGAAAAATCCTGTATTGTAGTTGATTAAATTTTTAAATCTAACTAAAGATTCGTGACCAACTGGTACACGAATAGTTGGACCAGGAATACTTCCATTGTAAGATAAAAACCAAGTTCCTGGAAATTGTTTACAACTGTCAACTGTATTATCAAAAATACGTTTTTGAGAATGAATAATATTCATATCATACGCAAATATACAATGACCATCTGTACGACAAACTTTTTCTTTAATATTTGCTAATGGTGGATTTTGAAAAATATCCTTAAATGGTGTAATAAGGTATGGTGTAGATGGGAATCCTCCAACCAAAACAGGTGCACCATTTATTTTCGGACAAATTACATTAGGATCGCCAAATGGTGAACTCGGAACAGTTTGACCATTAACTACCAAATTTAAAAACACAAAAAATATTTTACACAAATTCTTTAATTTATTCATTTTAACTAGCTTATTCGTTTTATATATTATATACTTTAAACAATATATTTATTAAAAATGAACTTAAAGATTTGAATTCATTTTTTTATAATTGAATAATGAAAATCAATAAAGATTTAATTGCATTACCGTTATATTTACTAAGTATTTTAGAAAAAGGTATATCTGATTGGAATATTATCCGAGTAGCATTTGGTAAAGGTAATAATAACCACGAAATTATAAACGGCACAGTACTTGCAGTACATTATCCAAAAGGTAGTTATTCTCCAAGTAAATTACCAGTTGGCGGTATTGGATTTTATTCAAACCCAGATGAAATAAATATGGCAAAAGAAGTTTTATTAACATATCAAGTTAAATTTGATGAAACATTTGATCCAGTTTTAGGAGGTAAATTACCTGGTTTATTCATCAATGCTGGTGCAAATACAACAGGGGGATCTGGAGGTAAACATACAGATAATGCAAGTTGTAGAATAGCTTGGAGAGCTAATTTTAGTGCAGAAGCTTATCTTTATTTACCTAAATCAAACCAAATCCAAAGTCAAGAATACGAGTCACTTGTTATTAAAAATGGACAATATGGTGATTCATTGTGGAGACATCAATTACGTTTTGATTCACATAATTGGAATAATGTTTCAATACAATTAAGATTAAATAATTTAAAAGATAATGTAGCTATACAAGATGGTTTGTTACAAGTTACTATAAATAATATAACTCAAAAATTTGATAAAATTATTTGGAGAACAGATACTAAACATTTTATCAACACAATTATATTTGAAACATTTTTTGGTGGAAGTTTACCAAAAACAGCTACACCACATGATACTTGGACATATTTTCAAAATGTACAAGTTCAAAAATTAAATTAAAAACTTTTTAAGAAAAGTTTTAAGAAAAGTTTTAAAATTTGTTTATTAAAAGAAAAAGTTAAAATGATTATATAATATTTTGATTATTTATACTTGTTGTGTTTGTTGTGTTTGTTGTGTTGGATAGCTAGGTATAGTGTCCAGGCAAGGCATCAACTGTTTGTTGCTGTACAATTGTTGTTTGTTGATTCCAAGAACTGCTGCCAATATTCCATAGCATATTAGTAAAAATAGAGATAGTTGAGAACATTACAAAAATTTTGTTAATAATTAATGAAATGAAAAGGCTAAACCACTGTGATCGCAGATGTCCATCGAATAAACTGTAAACCAAGAAACATAATACAGGATAACATAGGATAACAATATACGGTAGGAGTTCCAAGATATTATGTTGTTTGTGTAGTAAGTAAATAAAGTACAAAGTATTAAACAATCTGAAATAAACAAGACTAAGTCTTAAATAATCAACAACATTGAAAAATCGTGATATAAAATTAACATTTGGTCCGATAATATTGATCATACTATTAAAGTATGTATTTTGGCACCAACGTCTTCTTTGTGAAACATAAGAGTCCAAATTAGATGGTGGAATAGTATATGCATTGCATCTAGTATCAAGAACAATTTTTGCATTTTTGTCAGTGTAAACTAAACTACTAGTATATCTTCTATCAGTTCCTACATATTGAACACTAGAAATTACAAGATTATTATGATCAGGAATTTTAGAATAAAGGTCAAGTGCTTTATGGCGCTCGTTAACAATCGTTCCACCTGTGAGACCAGCGTATCCATTGTTGCCAGTATTAATTTTAAACATTGAAATGCATCCTGGTAAGCACAGTACTTGATTAAAAAGATCTTCATTAGTACGTCTAATATATTGACCATATAGATATTGAAAATTTTGAAGATTATTCCAAAATGAATTTCCTTTTGAAAAATCAACATTAACAATACCACAACTTGCTACAGCATTCCTCTGTTCAATGGTGTCAATAAGACAAGTAAATGTATTTTCACTAACTACAGTATCCGCATCTGTACAAAATAGATAATCGAAAATAGAAACACCAAATGTATTATTAATATCAGATAAAATTTCATCACGATATTGGTGATTAATAATAGTAGAATTAGAACGTTCGTAATTAAAAAGTTCATTTGTCAAAATGATACTATCCTTTTTACCTTGGTTTTCTTCTTTTTGAATAATTACAACGTGTTTATCCTTTCTTGTTCCATAGTAAATGTTAGTAGAAACATCTTCTCCTGTCCAAGATTTATAATATTTTGCATATTTTGTAATAAGAAGACTATCAAAAATATCTTTGTAATCATTAATGCCATCTGATACAATACAAATCATAGAATAATTTGGTCCAAGTTTGTTTGCAATTAAACTATCAACTGTTCTGGTTAATTGTTCTAATGTTTCTTTATATACAGGGACAAATGCAACAATTCTTTTAATTTCTCCTGAAATTTCCAAATCTGGTTCTTCATTTTTAACAAACAATGCCTTGTAAATCATATTGAATGTAAACATAATACTCATCAAAATATCCTTTGATTTTAAAACCAAAATGATATACAATATAACCTGTAAATTTTGAGTATAATACACCAAGCAACAACCTGCTGTATTTACTGCAAAAATAGAAAAGATATATAACCATTTTTTTATAAAAAACAACCTTTGATTTGTAAACATTTTTCTATCTTTAACAAGACCCGCGTATAAAAATAAACAAGTAGTTGCAAAAGCAATAGTCAAACCAATGGTCAAAGCTGCAATTTCAGTAGACAACATATTCTTTATTTCGTATGAAGTTTAGTCTCGTATGCATTTTAGTAATCTATAATTCTTTTTCAATTTTTTTTATTTTTTAAATACGTTTTCTTATTTAAAAAAATGAATAATAGAAATTATCAATGTTTTTGAGAAACATTTCCAGAATTTTCACGTTCCATTAGCATTTGTTGTAATTTATAGTCAAAATCTTTTTGTTTATCTGATACACCTCCACCTCCGTTTTGCGATGGACTTCCAGTTTGTTTTGGATTAAAACCACCGCCAGTTTGTTGCGTATTTTGTTTTGTATTTTGTTTTGTATTTTGTTTTGTATTGTAATGAACATTATCAAATGTTTCTCTTTCTTGTTGTTTTCTTGAATAATCGTCTTTTGATATACTACTAGCTGTTTCTGGTGGTGTTTCAATTTTATCATCGTTTTTACCTATAAATTTAAAAGTCTGTTGTTTTGCATCATTTAAATCAGATGATCCATATGTAGAATAGGAATCGGAAAAGGATCCCATTTCTATACAATTAAATCCTTCAACGGACTCTTTTGATAAAGATTTAGTTTGAAAATCCAACCAATCAAATGCATCAGCTCCTGTTAATATATTTTCTGGACCAGGAGTTATTATTGTAGGGATTTCTTTTATTTTTATACCAAGTTCCCTTTGAATATTGTAAAATACATTAGGACGTTGTTTAGTAGTTATATCAACATCAATGTTTATACGAATAAATAAATCGAATAATTCTTGATGTTTCATTAGTGCATTTAAAAAATTTTTAGAATGAATACAGTACTCACTGTAAAATAAAATGGGTCTATCAAACATTAATTTAACTTAAGTAATTATTTTTTTTTTATTTACCTTACGAACTAATTGTGTTTTTATGTTTGTTTGTAAAATAAATTATCTGGGATATAAATAAGAATGGCTGATATACGTTTAAAAAAAATAACTGTAGAGCCAAATCAATCTCCATTGGTTATACAACAAGGAGATATCAATATTACTAGTACGACTGCAAGTACAAGTGTTTTAAATGGTGCCTTAGTTGTAAATGGTGGTACTAGTATAAATACAACATATGATGCAAGTAGTTCTACATCAGGTGGTGCTTTAACTATTGCTGGTGGTGCAGGTATAATGAAAAATGTATTTATAGGAAAAGATTTATATTTGGATAGTTCAAATGGTATTATACAAGTTGGAGGTTTAAGCGAAAATAGATTATTTTTAGATACAGTATCAAATAAAAATGTTTATATAAGTCCAGATGGTGTAAATAAATCATTTGATTTAACAGACGTAAATTTAAAAATTAATATTACAACAGTCAGTACAAGTTCAACTGGCGGTGCTTTAACCGTTGTTGGTGGTGTAGGAATAAAATGTACAGAAAATGTAACAGATGGTTCAAATGGCGGTGCTTTAACAGTTGCCGGAGGAGTTGCTATCGGAAGAGACTTGAATGTGTCAGGACAAGTGTTTTTAGGATCTCCAAATTCAAGTAATAATGGGTTAACCATTAGGTATACTGGAACTGATCAAATACTTTTAAGTAATAGTTCACAACTTATACCAGCCTCAATTAATATGTCTGGTAATAATTTAGTTGTAGGAAATAATTCAGATATTGAATTTAGAACATCGTCTGGTAATATAAAATTTAGTAATGAAAGTTCTTTAACAATGATATCAATTCATTCTAATAATACCGAATTTATACAACCAGTATATATTTCTAATACTACAAATTCATTAAATAAATCAACTGGTTCATTTATAATAAATGGCGGACAAACTATTACAACAACAGTTGAATCTACTTCTGTTACAAGTGGTGGATCATTTACTACACTTGGAGGTATGGCTATTGGGAAACGTACATTTACAGGAGATTCCATAGGTATAGAAATTGTAAACACTGATAAACGGAATAAATTAGTATTATACCAAGAGGCTTTGGATTTATCAGAAACAAATAGATTTACTGGTTTAGGTAATACTGTTGGTTCACTCACTTATCAAGTTACTAATTATACTGATTCACACATATTTTATTCAGGAGATGGTTCTAGTAGTAATGAAGTTTTTAGAATAAAGGGAAATAAAGATGTTGTATTTGTTGGTAAAAATCAATCATATACAGTATTAGGAGGAGGAGTAAATAATAATGCGTTATCTTATCAATCTAATACGAGTGATAGTAGTATTAATTTTTTTACATATAATGGTGTAAATGCTACTAATGATTTGTGTATTTTTGGAAATGGGTTACCTAATGATGTAAGTAATAGTGAATATTTAAAATTAGGATGGAATCGTGATGATTATATTCTTTCTGTAAATAATCCGGGTACTGGAGTTAAACAGAATTTAGTAATACAATCAGGTATTGATAATCAAATTGTTGTTAAAAATGATGGCACAGTAACTTTTAATTCAACTACACCATCACAAAATTCAAGTACTGGTGCTTTGGTAATACAAAATGGTGGTCTAAGTATTAATAATACACAAAATGCTACCGATGTTTCAAATGGAGGTAGTTTAACTGTAGCTGGAGGTACAAGTATAGCCAAAGATTTATTAATAGGTGGGGATTTAACAATATCTGAAATTACATTTTCTACAATCGATATAAATTCTTCAAGTTCTTGTTTGCAGATAACAAGTTCGTTAAACAAATATCCTGCAATACACCTAATTGCCGACGAATCAGTTTCTGGATTACAATATCCAGTAGAAATGTCATTATATAGTTTGGGTTCAAATGAAAGTATTAATAGTGAAAATTTACAGATAGCTAGTAACCTTTCTGGTTATATTATTCATTCTAATAAAGTTGGAACTGGTCAGGACAAGTATATTTCTACTTATACTGGGACAAATGTTGACCAATTAGTTTTACAAACATCTGGAAATATAGGTATAAATGTTCATGATCCATTGTATAGCTTAGATATCAATGGTACCTTACATTGTAATAATACTATAACATTTACTTCGACAACCGAATCTATTAATTCAACTACAGCTGCGTTAGTTTTATCTGGAGGGATTAGTATTAGTAGCACACAACAATGCGATGCACTCACTAGAGGTGGTGCTTTAACAATTGCTGGTGGAGCATCGGTTGCTAAAAACATGGTTATTGGTGGTATAACACATTTTTTAGATTCTACTCCGTCAACTTCTGTTCAAGAAGCTGCTGTTGTAATTACAGGTGGATTATCTATTAAAAGTGGTGAGAATTCTGTAAATACATTAAATGGAGGTGGTTTGACAGTAGCTGGTGGGGCAGCTATAACTGGTGATTTATATGTCGGAGGTTCTATAAACGGTAGTGGTAGTAGTTCAAGTACATATGCCTATTTGACATTAACTGCTACAGATGATGCAGTTAACTTGTCAACTGGTACTCTTGTTAGTCTGGGAGGTTTAACTTTGCAAACTGATACTAATGCTATAAATATTTCAAATGGTGGTAGTATATTGACACCTGGTGGTGCTAGTATTGGAAAGGATATTTATATTGGTGGCAACGTTTACATGACTAGAGGAGTATCAAATTATTATACTGAAGACAATAATATTATTAATTTTTATGACAGTTTTAATATTAAACGTTTTTCAATAGATAGATCTAGTTCTACTCAAAATTTTTCAATAACACGTTATAATTCTTTAGGAAACGCTATCGAGAAATCATTTGATATTTCTAATTCTGATGGTAAAACAGTATTTCATAATGAGACGTCAAGTTCAGATATAAATGATGCTTCTGTTGTTTTTCGGGGTGGTATTTCTATTTCAAATACATCAAATGCAACTAGTCTTGATAATGGTGGTAGTTTGACTATTGGTGGTGGAACAAGTGTTGCAAAAAATATGTTGGTTGGAGGAAATACATACATTTCATCTACTACTTCTAGTGAAAATGTAAGTACAGGTGCGTTATTAGTATCTGGTGGAGTTGGTGTATCAGGAAATCTTAATGTGTTGGGAAATACATTGATTGTAGGAAATTTAACAGTCAATGGTCAAACAACATCAATTGATACAACAAATACTAGTTTAAAAGACAATGTATTCCTTTTAAATTCTGGTCCTTCTGGATCAAATGATTCTGGCTGGATCATAGAAAGATATCAACAAGATAACA